GCTCATCTCGCGGAGCAACACCGAAGTGCGCCTTCAGAAACTCAGTATACCGAGCACCGCCACGCGCGTTGCGCTCCTGCCACTTCTGAATCTGAAACGCCAACCGCAGGTCCGCCACGTTGAACGTCGTAGCAGTAGCAGAGATCGTGTTCGCGTTCATGAAGGCCGTCATGTTCGCGACCTGCTGCACACCAGAGATGTACGCCTTCGCATCCGCCACGTTCTGCCAATACGCAGCCGACGAACCACCAGGGGGCCCAGAGTTCGCGAACGAACCGCCGCCCCACACAGCGGATCCCGCGATGGTAACAGGCATCGCGCCGGCAGTACCACGCTGCTGCCACGGCAACATCGAAGTGAAATAGTCCTTCCGCCAAGCCCGCTGCCGAACCACAGAACACGTAGCAGCCGCCCCCGCGATCGCCACCTCCGAGATGAGATTCTCATCCCGATAGAACTGGTTATAGACCAGGTTGTACGCCCGACGCGGAAAGTCGAGAGGATACGCACCGGCGGGGATAATCCCTGCATCCGTCACCGGAAACCCGAAGTAGTCCCAAAGCGATCCCACACCGTTCTCAGGAACCACCCCTCCGTTACCGTTCGTGACGTTTCCATGGGTAACAACCCACGTAGGCAGCGTGTCCGCATTCTGACCGTCCTCACCGCCAGTGATAAAGCCTTCCCAGCTCCCCGACTCACTGATCTTCGAAGCGGGGCCCCACAACAGCCGATACGGCACGAAGAAGTAATGCACGAACGCATTGATCTCGTGCAGCACCGGCGCAACCGCCGGCATCATCCGAGCCACCAGCTCGATACCAATGTGCCAGGAATCACCCGGCACAACCTCATCGCACACCACCGGAATCAGCTGACCCATGTCACAGGTCAGCTTTTTCTCATACGAAAGGTTGAACGCACTGCGCCGCGGCGCAAGAGACCGCACACCCGAATAGACACTAGGCATCGGCCGCTACCTCCGGAGGCACCGGTACCAGCTCAGGCTTCGCAAGCCCATCAAGCCGAACCTTCTCATCGTCAAACGTGCCGACTAGGAACATCTGGAACTCATCATGTCGGACACCCTTCAAACCATTGCGGAAGATGCGCTGAGCAATCCCGTCATTCTTCGCTGAGAAGATGACCTGGGGCCCCGTACACTCTGCCGCCACGCGGTCGAAAATTGCGTATACACGGTAAGTCACAATCTTCCTCCAATCCTGCTGAAATCAGCTTGCGCGGGAGGAGGTACCTCCCGCGCTTCAAGTGTTCTAGCTCCTCGAGGCCGGACTCTGGACGTACACACCCAAGACGCCGAGGATCGAAGTAGTCACCTGGACTGCGATAGGCAGCCAACCAGGCATCACGACCCCGAACGCCTGCAATGCAGCCGGCAAAGAAAACAGGATCATCCCGAAGATGATCGCCAGACCGCCCTTCTGACTTGCGTTCATTTCTGAACATCCCTCCGTTTCCAGCTGTGCTGGCGAGCCAACAGGTTCGCCTCAAATTGAGACCTCTGCTCCGCCACCTCCAGGGGCGCGCTCCCCTCCGAAAACACGCGCCTATGCAGCGGAACACCTTCACTGTCGTACTCCCGTACGCAGGACACCTCCAAACGCTTCGCGTAGTACCTAGGCAGGCCGACCAGGGAACCGTGACACGAAACCGATAAGTTCGTCCGCAGCTGCGCTGCGTTCTCGTCGCAAAACCTGCGACCGAGACCCTGGCTCATCACGCAGAACGGAGCTTTCCGGGGGAAGTAGAACGCCCCAGCACCACGGCCAAGATAACTCTTGCCGATGTAGTCGGCAGTATACCTGGCCGAATCGTAGGTAACCGATCCCACCCGATCGACTCCCCCGCGCCCCCACGCACGCATTATAGCAGATCGGGCAGCACACCCGCAATCCACAGCAGGGTTAAGCACACCACGACGCCAAGCAAGCACGTCGCAAGAACAAGCACCAAGACCAAAAACGATAACGTGGTAATGTGGGCGCGAAGTAGTCTCGCCGTACTCGCCGCACGCATAGTACCGCAAGGGACCTCCTGCCGTCTTGCGAAGCCTCTTCCAGAACTTCGTAAACTCGTCTGGGTCGAGGCTCGCATAGGCAGGCAAATCCTCATCGCGGTACGTAAGCGTCGAGAAACCCGCTCGACCACCACACGCCCACGCCTCATGAACACAGCGAATCGCCCACTCACGGGCTCTCGCGATCCTGCACTGCGTGCAACGTCCACACGGTACCTCATGCCGCTCAGTCGCACCACGCACATGCACAGGGTGGGAACACTGCACTACAGCCGAATGCCGCCACGGCTAGCGTAATAGTGCCGAAGCCTCTTGCGCTTCGCACCACGCAGAACTCTAATACGCGCCACCTGACCCTCCTTTCTTTCCAAACAGGTTCTGCCACACCTGTCTCACAACAGAACTCAGACCCTGCACCGCAGCAGAACCGCCCTTCACAACAGTGTCTGCCGCAGTAAAAATCGGACCCATGAACTGACCGTACGAGAAGTTCGACGGAATCCCATGCTGCTTGTAATACGACAAGTCATTCTCCGAGATCTGCAACGCCACTTTCTTAGCAGCAAGCTCCGTCGTCAGAATGTCGAGACCCTGCGTCCTCGCCTGCTTATCAATCGCAAGCAACGCCAACTTCAACCGTTCCTCAGGAAGCTGCACCACACGCAGCTGCCGATCCAACTCCGCAATCTGAGACTCAACGGCGGACCGATCCGCCTCCGCGCCAGCCCGCCGAGCATCCGACGCAGCCTGACTCACCTTCGACTCCAGCGTGCCACCCTTCAGCCGATTGTCCAGATCAACACCCTGACCAACCTTACGCGCATTCTCCGCCTGCGCATTCACATAATTGATGTCCGCCGCAGCCTTATCCTTCTGCATCTGGATCAAATCCTGCTGAGCTCGAGACTGCGCCACCTCCTGCCCGGTCTTCGCACCAGTCAGAGCAGCGGCAACAGGATCATCCGCCTTCGGCGCTGTCAGCTGAGGCGACGACGCAGCAGAACCCGCCGCCAGAACCGGATTCAAACCTGCCGCCTTCAAATCCGCGACCCGCCGCTGCACGGCGGTGTTCGCAAGATCCATCTCCTGCTTGTTCGTCTGCTCCTGACTCCGCCAGTTGATCAACGAAGTCGCAACAGAACCCACCGCACCAGCAAGGCCGCCACCAAGGGCATCCAAAACGCCCATCATGCCACCTCCTTAGGTGTCATCTAGCCACATTAACATCAAGTATTAATGTGGCCTCACGTCGACCCAGGCACCCGCAGCCGCCAACCCTCATACAACTCGTCGAGCTTCCCCTCGACCGCCCAGATAATCACCTGGTCGAACGTCCGCGCACGACCGTCATCAAGAAACGCGACCGCCTGCGCCTCCCGCAAGCACCACAGCGTCCGATCACTAACGCTCACCTTCCTCCGCTTCGCCATAATGTACCTCCTGGGGTACATTATACCACCTGTACCCCAGGCGTCCACCCTAGTCTATCACTAGATCTTCAACGACGCCGACCGCCGCGAGACCCGCGGCGACGGAAACTCGACCTACGCCTTCGGCTCCGCATCCGCTCCCTCCTTTCTCAAAAGCTCCGCCGCCGCAGCACGAACCTCAGCATCGTGCGCGGCCTTTGCAGCAGCAGCGTGAGCAGCCTCAGCACCAGCTTTCTGCTCAGCAAGCGACACGCTGAGCCGCTCAGCAGCACGCTGGACATCCACCATGTCAACGCCAGGCTCCCGCGTGATATCCAGCGGCACATCCGCACCCTCCTCGAGCTCGAGCTCCTCCGTATCGTAGCGCGCCTTCCGCGCAGCAAGCAAAAGCTCGCCGCTCGCCAGCATGTCACGGATCAAAGAGTCGGGCGGGATATACGCCCGATCCACCTCCGAATCAGGGCTCGGATGCTCCGAAAAATCAGCCACACACGGTGTGTACGCCGTCGCAAACGCGCTTTCGCGCACCTCACCACTAAAAATGTCCACCACCTTCACATAATCCTCCTTGATGGGCCACACGCCCAACATGAAAACCTCATACCGACTCACGAATGATCCACGAGCCCAGGATCCGACTCAATCGGCAGAGGCCGCACAGCCTTAATGATATTCGCCACGTTCACAATGAACGCCGGCTGCGACGGAGCCGCCAAAAAATCCTTCCGAGGCACGCACTCCACAAACGACTGGTTCAGCGCCGGCTCGGATCCGAAGTTCCTCGCCAAATGCCAGAAAGCAAGCGCACCCGTCACACCGTAGCGCATCAGCCCGCACGTCTGCGAAAACTTCGACCGCATCTCGTTGTACCGGCCCTGGTAACCGATCACACGCCGATTCTGACCAGCGCCAGTACCATCCGCGTTCGTCGCCCACAACTCCGAAAGAAGAACAGCCTGTTCGGAAAGGTGCGCAAACTCCGGAGAGTAGAAATCAAACTTCGTCTTCCGAGTCGCACCGTTCCACTGACGGTCAATCCCTTGACCATAAGCGGGAGCCGGCATAATCGACATGATCCCAAGGATGAGACCATGCTCCTGCGCGTAGTACTTCGCGCAAAAATCACGACCAGCAAGAAGACCATGGCCCGCCATTCCACCCTGCGGAGTAGAACCACCAGTCAGACCGGTCGCCGAAGTCTGCAATACCTCCGACACGATCACC